AAGGTGCCAACTCTTTTCTTTTCTGCCGATACCGACACAACTACAGTAATGATGAGAGTAGCTGCTCACACAGCAGGCCATACACAGATGACCGTTGAGGCTAACCTAGCAACAGATACGCACTATTACGACAGACATTTTGCAAAGTCTTCACACATTAAATGGGTCTTTGATTCATCACCATCGTTAGATGATATTGAGTTAGAGGTCAGAGCATACGTAGAACTCTACGGTGTGCCACCTGAGTTGATTGTGATAGATAACTTAATGAACGTTGCTGCAGAGACAGACAATGAATGGGCAGGACTACGAGCAATTATGATGGAGCTACACGATATGGCACGTAAGACTGAGGCTTGTGTCTTAGTACTACACCACGTATCCGAGCAGTCAGAGTATGGAAGTCCAAGCAAGCCACCTGCAAGGCGCTCCATACACGGTAAGGTCAGTCAGTTACCTGCTTTGATCTTAACTTTGGGCTATGACCCCGCACAGGCAAGTCTGTTTGTTGCACCAGTAAAGAATCGTTTTGGACCACATACTGCAGATGGAACAAAATATGCACACTTGCTAGTAAACTATGCAGCCTGTCAGATAGGCGACCAAGATGCACTTGGTTGGATGTATCGAAGAGATGCGTTAAATGGTTACGGAGGGGGTTACATTGTCGAAGAGTAATACGGAGATGGCCTATGTTAAGAACCGTATCAAGCAGTTAGAAGCTGATATGGCAAACTTAGTGATGGCTTTAATTGAACTCAAAGTATTTAAGATTAAGATAGATGAAGACGGCAATGCTATCTATGACACAGGTAAAGATGGCAAGCCCGAAGTACAATAAGGCTAAGGGCGCTGCCTTTGAGATAGATGTAATGAAATGGTTTCGTAGTCTTGGTATACTTGCTGAACGTTTACGCTTGGCAGGCAAAGATGACGAAGGAGATATAGTAGTTGTCATAGCTGGCAAGACGTACGTACTAGAACTCAAGAACACGGTTAAGTTAAGTTTGCCGGAGTTCTGGAGACAAGCCCAAGTTGAGGCGCTTAACTACGCAAAGGCTCGTGGTATAGGGGAAGTGCCACCTGCTTATGTAATAGTTAAGCGTCGCAACGCGGGTATTGAAAAGGCTTGGGTCATCCAAGACTTAGAGCAATGGATAAAGGAGAAGCAATAATGCCAACACCAGAGGGAATACTAAGCACGTCAACAGGACCAGTAGAAGCAGAGCCACTTGAAGAAGTGATCGAAGAGGTAGAAGATGATTTGCCAGAGCTGTCTTAAAGGTGGAGAAGAGAACGCATTAGGTCATCTCAAGCGTGCCTCACACTGGCACGATAAGTGTGAGTACAAGGGAGATTGCGGATGTCAACACAAGACTGGTCCAGGGTACGTAAGGCGGGAAAATACAAAGGTTCCGTTGATGCAAACACAATCCCCATAGATGCAATAGTTAAGTTCTTTGGTGGGGAAGTAAGACCAGGAGCAGGTGAGATAAGAGTCAAGTGCTGTATGCACAATGACTCACGTAGATCTGCTTCAATGAACATAAGCACGAACCTTTACTACTGTCAGACCTGTGGTAAGGGTGGCAACGCAGTTAACATTGTCTGCATACTAGAGAACTTGGAGTTTAAGGATGGCCTCAAACGCGCAACAGAAATTGCTACTGGAAGCGGCGCAACGCTACGCCCAAGCAATAACTCCACAAGCTCTAGCCGTACTAAGCGAACGTGGGATATCTGAAGAGGTAGCTGCACGCTTTCAACTAGGCACTATCACTGAGCCTATGAACGGTCACGAGATGCATACAGGTTGGCTATCTATTCCTTACATCACTGCCAGTGGCAGTTGTGTAGGCTTTAAGTTTCGTAGATTAGATAATGGTAAGCCTAAGTATGGCTCACCTACAGGGCAGAAGGCCCACCTCTATAACGTTGAGGACATTACAGTTATGTCACCTTACGTTGTGGTATGTGAGGGAGAGCTTGACTGCGTGGTAACTAGCGGTGTGCTAGGTATACCTGCAGTAGGCGTTCCTGGAACTGCTGCTTGGAAGCCACACTTTCCTAAGTTATTTACTGGGTATGAGACTGTCTTTGTGGTAGGTGATAACGACATAAAAGAAGACGGATCTAACCCAGGACAAGAGTTTGCAAAGCGCGTGGCTAACGAGGTAATGAACTCAACAATTGTTACACTACCACCTGGTATGGATATAAATGATTACTACCTCACACACGGTGTTGAGGCTACAAGAGCGCTATTGATAGGAGAGTCTAATGTATGAGCCAGCAAGAGTGGGAAAACCTGTTACTGACTTTGCAGCATATGGGCTTGCAGATCCTAATGCACGACCTGTCAACAGAGACAATAACGATAAGGCCAAGGCCGATCAATTTGTAACAGATGTATGGGCTGTCCTAGATGCAGCAGGTAATCTGCTTATCAAGAAGCACCACGACTACGGCCCAAAGAACATAGCCCTATCACCTGGTGGACCGCTGAACGGTCTGCGTGTGCGTATGTGGGACAAGATAGCACGCATCAATAACCTATTAGATAGCGGTGTTAAACCTAGCAACGAATCTTTACGTGATAGTTTCATTGATCTACTCAACTACTCGGCTATAGCGATGATGGTATTAGATGGTACGTGGCCTGAGTCGCCGGAACTAGACTGTGACTAAGCTACATCCCATTATGTACGACTTGATACCTTCGGTTGCAAGTACTATCTACCGTAGGTATAAGAGTTATGTAGAACTCATTGATGTAACGCAAGAGTGTTACTCGTGGGCCTATTCTCGTACCGAATACTGTAATGAAATGTTAAGTGTAGAAAATGTTGAAGAGCGCGTACACAATGAGCGCAAGGTTGCTTGGCAGATGAGGCGTGTGGCAGAGCGATACGCACGTAAGGAGAAGGCTACTAAGTCTGGCTATCAGACTGCAGATGAGGCTTACTATGACAGTCCTACTGTTGCACAGTTACTACCCTTTGTTATTGCATCAGTTATAGATGGCACAGTATTAGAACAAGTACAAGAGATGAAGTTAGATAGCCAACCTAAAGGTAAGTCATCACCTGCTGAAGGTGGCAACTTATTGGCTACATTACTAGACATCAAGAAGGCTTACTTAAAATTAGAAATACCAGAGCAGACTATCCTGCGTCTTAGATACCACGACAACCACACCTTACAGATGTTGGCACAGTACTTTGAGTGTGCTGTGTCAACAGCAGATAGACGTTGCAGCAATGCTTTGCATAAGCTGATAGATCAGATAGGTGGAAGGTCGCCCTATAGATGAAAGAAGCAGAGCTGTTTGATTATTTGAAAGAGTGTTTGTATCCAGACCTTGTTAAGAGTGAAGGTATCTTCGACTCCTTTGACTGCATCTCCAAGCAAGCAGGCCATTACATTGAACTCAAGTGTAGACATACACACTATCCCACGTTACTAATTGAAGAGATGAAGTATCGTAAGCTGATTACTCAATCAGCAGAGCGAGATCTCATCCCGTTCTACATCAACTCGACACCGTTAGGTGTCTTTTCTTTTGACCTGATGGACCTACCTGAACCTGAGTGGGTAAGCCACTGGATGCCAGCGACCACAGAGTTCTCACGTTCTAACAAGGTAAGCAAGTTGGTAGGCTATCTGCCTATTGAGGAAGGCATACAACTATGATCTATGACTATCACTGCACTGAGTGCAAGGGTGAGATAACTATTGAGCGTAAGATAACTGATGAAGCTCTATCACCTACCTGCTTTGTGTGCCACATAACTATGATACGTAAGTGGGATGCACCCACCATACAATTTAAGGGCAAAGGTTTTTATTCAAATGGCGGCTGATTATCCTAACTGGTTTATACATAGCGCACAACATAACTTTGAGAAGTTCTTAATTCCGTTAGCGGGCGTGGATAATTTACACTTTATGCAGCTTGGTGTATTCACTGGCGATGCCAGCGTATGGCTATGTGAGAAGGTACTAACAGGTAAGAACACACGTCTCTATGATGTTGACACGTGGGAAGGTAGCGATGAGATAGCACACAAGGCTATGGATTTCACCAGTGTCTATGATACCTACCGCGCTAAGACTGACCACTACTCACAGATATTTAAGATACCTAACAATACTAAAGATTTCTTGCGTCTTAATTACCTTGCCTTCAAAGAGAGTATGGATTTTATCTACATAGATGCAGACCATACAACAGTAGGTGTACTCATAGATGCTGAGCTTTCTTGGGACTGGCTAAAGTCCGGTGGCATTATGGCCTTTGATGATTACACCTGGAGTGAAGGCTCAGGAGATCCACGCTTGGAGCCACGTGTAGGTATAGATCTATTTTTACACAGACATCAAGGGGACTATCAGATTCTAGCAATTAACAATCAGGTTTGGATTAAAAAGAAATAACCCCCAGCGGAGGGCAGTCACACTGAGGGTTATTAAACTTAGACTATCAGGTACTAATACCAGTTTCGTCTGTCGCTGTGTCTGAGAGCGCGGCACGCACTCCCTGAATAGCGGTGTTCAAGGTATCGTATACCGTGAAGGATTTGTAATTCAGGTTCTCGACTACGCTCTCTAAGGAGTTGAGCAATTCCGAAAGCTGTTGATTTGGGGTTGTCTGCGAGGTGGTCAAGCCTGCT